GAAAGTAGTTGGAATGCCAAAGCTAGAAATAAAAAAAGTGGTGCTTGTGGCATACCACAGGCAAATCCATGTTCTAAAATGAAAAAGTATGGAAAAGATTATAAAACAAATTGTAAGGTGCAGATTAATTGGGGTTTAAATTACATAAAGAAAAGATATAAGACACCTACAGAGGCATGGAAACATTTTCAAAAGAAACATTGGTATTAGGAGATAAAGAAAATGAATAATGAAGATTATAAAATTGCTTATGAAAATGTAATGATAGCAAATAAAATGTTAGAGCAAGAAAACAAACAACTAAAAGAACTATGTAATAAATATGAAGAAGAACATAAAACAACTTTTGAAACTTGGTTAAAAGATATTGAAAAAATAGATAAAGCAATAGAATATATAAAACATGCTCAAAATTATGGTTTAGGAACAGTTAGAAACCCTTATGTAAAAGGTGAAGATTTATTAGAGATATTAGGAGATAAAGAAAATGAGTAAAGAAAGAGTAGAAGCAAAATCATTATTTGATTATATAACACAATTACAACAAGAAAATAAAGAATTAAATGAAGATATAATATGGTGGACTAATAGATTTAAAGCAGTAGAAAGAGATAATAAAGAATTAAAACAAAGAATAGACAAAGCAATAGAATATATAAAAGAACATAGTTATTTAGTACAAGATAAAGAGCTTAATGGAATACCACTTATGAGCTTGAGATTAGATAATTGCTATGATTTATTAGAAATATTAGGAGATAAAGAAAATGAATGAAAAAGATATAAATACATACAAAGTTAAAATAGCATTATTAACTGATAAAAACATAGAACTTCAACAAAGAATAGACAAAGCAAGAGAATACATAGAAGAAAATTGTGGTGCTGATAATAGGTTAAATTTAAAGATAATTTTATTAGGAGATAAAGAAAATGAGTAAAGAAGAAATAGTAAGAAAAACAATTAATAAAGTTAGAAATGATAAAAAATTAAATAATAAAGAAAAAGATTATTTGTTATGTATTGGAAATGATTGGTTTTTATTCAAACAAAAAATAGACAAAGCAATAGAATATATAAAAGAACATAATGTATTAGCAGTAAATAAAGAATATCTACCATCAGGAATTGAAAGGTGTTGTAGTGCAGAACTTTTAGAAATATTAGGAGAGAAAGAAAAATGAGCATATTAGAAATTATATTTGAAATAATTAAAATAATTTTATTACTTGTTATAGCAAGAAATCAAGTATTAAAATTTTATTGGGACAAATTTTAGGAGAAAAAGAAAATGAAAATAATTGATATATTAAATAAAATAGCAAATGGTGAAGAAGTACCAAATAAAGTCAGTTTTTTAGATAAGGAATATGAATATCATAAAGACCATATGGATTATTTTGATAGTAATTGGGGTTCATTATTTCAAAGAATAATAGATGAATATTATGAATGGTTAGATTTAGAAGTAGAAATACTAGAAATAACTATACACAATAAAGAAGATTTAAGAACTAGCAAAAGAAAAATAGAAAAATTAGAAAGAGTTGAAGATTTTAAGTTTGCTAGATTAATTGATAAAATTAACGAAATAATAGACTACATACAGGAGTAGTTATGAAATTATCACAACATAGTAAAGAACGTATGAAACAACGTGTTGGTATAAAAAGTAAGAAAATAGCTGAAAATTTTTTTAGAAATGCTTTACAAAAAGGCATTAGTCCTGAACAAGTAGAAGATGAACTTTTGAAACAAAGGTTGAGATCAAGACAAAAATATAATAGCAAAGTCAAATTATATAAAGGTTGGGTATTTGTTTATAGCAAAAATTCCCATCAACTTTATACAATGTACAAATTGGAGGAATTATGACAGAAGATTTAATGATATTTTGTTTAATATCGTTGGGAATAATAATTATAATTTTATTACTATTTATAATTAGTGCAATACAAGTTAGTAGCAAGTGTTCAAAAGAGGAGGAATAAATGAAAAATCTTCCTTTATATAAGGGGGGTACTTGCAAAAATAGAGATTATACTATATCCTTTAATGGAAATTTAAAGGACTTGGAATTTACTACATTTGAGGAATTCTGCAATAGAGCAGATGAAATCTTGTATACATATATGAAATACAAAAAAGATATAAACCTAATAGGATATAAAAAATACATATACGAACATAAATTTTGTGATAATGAAGCATTAGATAACGCAGCAAAAGACAAATGCTTTGAGTGGATATTAAGTTTAGAATATGAACATATCCCAAAAAATGATTTATATACAATGTTAGGTTTAATAAATAAGGAGAATAACAAATGAAATATGAATTCAAAGAAATAGGTTTGGACGACTACGAATTACATTATACAGACAAAGATGGTAAAGAAAAAGTAATACCTTTTAAAAGAACTGTGAAACTTGCAAAAGAATTACAAAGTGTAGAAGCAAACGCAAAAATGAAATTGATGGAATATTTAACACAAATTGGAAAAACAAAAAATGATTTCATAATAGAACGTGAAGAAAATGGCAAAATTATAAGAGATGAAACAAATTATAGAGAACTTGAAAAAGAATATTTAGACAACCAAAGACTTTTATCAATAAATGAAATTTACAAACAATTATTCAATATGGAAATTGCTGAATTAATAATAGACATGAACGTAGGTTCACAAGATGGAGAAAAATATAATCAATTTTCATTAGAATTGGGGGACATTATTCTTAATGGTAAAGTAAAAACACCCTCAATTCAAGAAATCAAAGAGCAATAAGACAATATTAAGTTGGGCATATCCTGATGACTTGGATCAAATATATGCGTTTTATTGTTCAAGATATGAAAACATTAGTTGGGAAGAATTTATGAATTTAGGCTTTTTTGAGGTAAGGAAGAAAGTTGGAAGTATTCCTGAAAGTGAACCATTATACAAAATCATAAAATCAAGAGTAATTAACCCAAGCAAAATTAAAAATAAAGATGAAAGAAAATATTGGCAAGAATTAAAGAGAATAAATGCTATTCCTGAATTATATTTGCCAATAGCAGAAGTTGACAGAAGACTAGCTGAATTTGTCAAACAAAAGAAAGGAATTTAAAAATGGAACAAGATTTATTAAAATTTATGGAGAAAGTAGAGATAATCAACAAAGATATATCAAGATATGTAGATAAAGAAAAAGGTGTTATGTTTTCTTTTAATACAATACATTTAATGCCAAGTTTAGATTATTTAGAACTAGACAAAGCAAAATATGACACAGCAAAATTTGAGAAAAAAATTGATGATTTAGAATACAACATAATTAATGTAGATAGACCAATGTCAAAATATTTAAGAACAAAAAAAGAAGAAGATAAATTCATACTTGAAAATCAAAAAGTCGCAGTAAGGCAAGTATGGAACGTAATCAATTCATTAGGAGCACATAAGAGTTTTACAACCAAAGATGAAGCAATAAAAGTTTATGAAGAAATCTATGGAAAAGTTAAAGAACAATTCTAAATGTATATTTTATTTCCACACCATCAACAAAATAGGTGGTGTGGAAGCGTTCCTATGGTATTTAGCACAATTATACGATATTGAATTATATTATAAAGAGGGAGATATAAGACAACTTGAAAGACTTTCAAAATTAATTCCAATTCATAAATATAGAGGTGGTAGGATACAATGTGATAAGGCGTTCTTCAATTACAACCCTGACATAATAGATATGGTAGACGCTAACGAATATATAGGTGTCGTACATTGTGATTATAATGTAGTTAAGTTTAGCCCATGTGTACACCCTAAAATTACAAAATGGGTAGGAGTTAGCCAACTTGCTTGTGATAGTTTTACTAAAAGGACAGGGTTAAAGTGTGAATTAATATATAACCCTATTAAGTTAGATAAAGACACGCCAAAACCTCTAATAATAGTGTGTGCAACTAGATTAACAAGTGAGAAAGGAAAAGAAAACATTATCACACTTGCTGATAGATTATCTAAAAAAGGAAAGCCATACTTAATTATTGTATTTACTGATGATAGAGATAGGAAACGTGAAATCAATAACCCTAATATAGTGTATGCTGATCCTCAATTAGACATAGCACCATATATGAAAATGGCAAATTGGGTATTTGTACCAAGTAAAACAGAAGCATTTGGATACACCCCTGTTGAAGCTGCATATTTAGGAATTCCTTTGTTATTAATGGACTTGCCTATATGGAAAGAATTAGGTTTTAAAGATGGGGAACATGGTTGGATAATTCAAGATATAAATACATTTGATTTAGATAAATTATGGCAAAAGATACCAAAATTTGAATATGAACCACCAAAAAGCAATTGGAATAAGTATTTACCTAATAAAACTGAATTCAAACCAAATACAAGCCAATTAGTAAGAGTAAAACGTAGTTATTATGACGTAGAACTAAAAAGAAGCACTGTTAGAAATGAAGAAATAGAAGTAAGTCTAACAAGAGCACTTTATTTGGAAGATTTAAACCTAGTGGAGATTATATGATAGATTTAGTTGTTAGTTATGTATATGAACGTGATAAGAAATGGCAACAAGATTTCAAATATTGGAAAGATAAGGAAATTTCACTTGGAATAGCTGACAAAAAGAATAGACAAGCATTTGGAATAGAAAGAACAAGAGAGTGGGACACATTTAAGTATTTCTTTCGTTCTGTTGAAGTTAATTGTCCCTGGATAAATAGAATTATCCTAATTGTACAAAACAAAAACCATATTCCAAAATGGCTTAATAAAGATAAAGTTAAAATAGTATATCACGAAGATTATATTCCAAGTGAGTTGCTTCCCACATTTAATGCCATGCCAATAGGTTTTTATGTAAGCAATATACAAGATTTACAAGAACAATATTTAATGTGTGATGATGACTTTATATTTTTAAACCCAATAGTAGAAGATAGATTTTTCAAAGATGGTAAACCTGTTCACGAAGACAATAAAATACCATACGAACCATACATAATATTTGGTGCAAGTGGTTTATTTATGCAAATACTTAATAATAACCTAGAATTTGAAGCAAGATATGGCAAAACAAAATATGGTATATATCATCTACCAGAAGCACGTTTAAAAAGTTTTGAACAACAAATCATACAAGATAACAAACAAGATATATTAGATCATTTCATAAAAAGTAAATTTAGACACCAAGATAATTTATGCCATTATATGTTTAGTGATTTATTAAAAATTTGTAATAAAGCATACATAGGAGAGCCATATAAGAATTGTTCTTATGTAGCATTGAATAGCAAAATAAAATTTAATGATTATTGGGACAAAGACATTGTATGTTTCAATGATACAGAAATACTAGACGATTACGAATTAACCAAGAAAAAGTATATTGAATTCTTACAAAAGAAATTCCCAAACAAATCAAGTTATGAGGTGTAGATATGAAAGAAATACGTTTAAGTGTCATTACTCCATATTACAACACATTAGAATATACTAAAAGACTTGCTGAAAGACTAATACCACAATTAACTGATGAAACAGAGTGGATAATAATAAGTGATGGTGTAAATGATGAACTAGGAGATTATATAGACACCATAAAAGAAGATAAAAACATTAGATTTTATATATTAACAACAAATAGTGGTGGTGCTTCTGTACCTAGAAATACAGGTTTATCAATGGCAACAGGAAAATACATAGCATTTGTAGATAGTGATGACATGGTTAGTCCTGATTATATAGAAAAGATATTAACCAAGACAAAAGAGGAGTGGAACTACTGTTATATTAGTTGGAGAACAAAAAATCAAAAATTCATAATAAGAAAAGAGCCACCAAGTTGGAATTGTTGTGTATGGAATTGCATATATAAACGTGAATTAATAGGAAACGAAAGATTTAACCCTGAATTACGAATAGCAGAAGATTACGATTTCAACAAAAGAGTAAGAAAGGGTAAAAGAGCAAATATTAAGGATATTCTATACATATATGATATGGAAAGACCTAACTCATTATGTAGACCTAATAAGGAGTGAATATGAAAGATTTAATAAATGAATTGGGGGAAAAGGTAAAGAATAAAGAATTATCTTGGTTTCAAGCAGCACAAATCTACAATAGTAGAACAGGCGAGGGTTTAAGTAGTGAAGCAATAAGAAAAAGATACAAAAGAGTAAGCGAAATGCCATATACTGCCCCATGTGATACAACAAGCGAATTTGAAACACAATTCAATGATGGTACTATTGAAGCTCAAAAGATAATTGAATACAACAAAGAAATACTAGGAGATAAGAGAAAGTTATTAAAGTTTCTTGGATATGAACCAAGTCAATGGGAATTTGTATATTTAACAACGTCCTTATGGCAACAACATACAAAAGAACAAACAACAAAACAATTATATGCAGTTAAGTACAAAGTAAAACCAATAATTAAGGAATTAGAACTTGGAGAAGCACTACAAGAAGCAATAGACGTATTTAAGAAAGAAATTAAACCATATAAACGTATTCAAAACAAACAAAATGAAGAACTTGATCCAAACAAACTATTAGAACTAACAGGAATTGAACTACATTTAGGAAAAATGGCTTGGGTTGGAGATACAGGACAAAGTTATGACAAGAACATAGCACAAGATAGGTTCTACTACATATTAGACAAAGTAATAGAACAACAACAGATAGAAAAATGTAATACTTGTTTATTATGTATAGGTAATGATTTCTTTAATAGTGATACAATAAACGCTACAACAACAAAAGGCACTCCACAAACAAATGATTTAAGATGGAAGAAAATGTTTAATTTAGGGCTTGAAATGTATGTTAAAATGATTAATACATTATTAGAAAATTTCAACCATATAGACATAAGATTACAAAGTGGAAATCACGATATGATGAGCAGTTTCTATTTGTACATAGCATTGAGTTGTTTCTATAAAGACAACCCTAAAATAGAATTCAGCACAAACTACAAAGAGGTACAATGCTACGAGTGGGGAAAATGTGCTATATTCTATTCTCATGGCGAGGGAAATTTAAAGCGACTTATTAAATCAATACCTGCTGAATTTTACAAAGAGTGGGGTAGTTCAATATATAGAGAATTACATTTAGGACACTTACATAAAGAAGTAGTTGTAGATGATGAAAGTGGTATGATAACAAGACGTGTAGGTAGTCCAACAGGAACAGACCAATGGCACTATGAAGAAAGATATATTGGTGCAACACAAAAATATCAAACGTTTGTATGGAACAAAGAATTAGGTTTAGAAAGTATTAAGTATATTAATTTTGAACCAACAAGCGAATTAAAGTTAGTAAGAAAGGATAAAAGATGAAAAAAGTAGGCGAGGGAGTTAAATTTGAACGCATTAGAAGAATAACAGGATATTTAGTAGGAACATTAGATCGTTTCAATAATGCAAAGAAAAAGGAAGAACACGACAGGGTAAAACATACACCTGTTGAACTTCCTAAAAAGGAGGAATAATTATGCCATTTGTTTCACAAGCTCAAAGGCGTTGGGCACATACTAAAGAGGGAACAAAAGCATTAGGTGGCAAAGCAGCAGTTGCAGAGTGGGAAAGAGCAACAGGTAATAAGAAACTGCCAAAGGTAGCACCTAAAAAGAAAAAATAAGGACACAATTAAGTGTTCTTTTATTATGGGGTACTTGCAAAATTTAAAAAATAATGTATCCTTTATGTGAGGTGGAAAAGATGGCAAGAGGGAAGAAAACTGATAATGAAACATTATACAAAGTAATGGCTTCATATTTCATAACTAACAATTTCAGTGAAACTGCTAGACGTCTTAATATGCCTGTGGAAACTGTCGAAGATTTAGTTAAAAGACATATCGAAGATGAAGAATTCACAAAATTACACCAACTAACAAAAGAAGAATTCATAAGTAAAGCAAATAGAATTATAGATAAAGCTATGAATAGAATTGAAAAGGAATTAGATCACACAGATAAAATTCCACTTAATCAATTAGCAACCACATTAGGAATATTAACTGATAAAAAGAATATAGCAGAAGCAACAGGACAAGCAACTGAAACACCTAATGTACAAATAAACATAATTGACAATTCCAATTTAGAAAAAACACTATATGAGGAGGAATAACAATGGAATTCATAAAACTAGGTAAACGATATATGATAAAAGATAGTAATGGTTTCATAGTAAGCCAACAACAAAAAGAACAATTCGAAAAGAACCAACTTAATATAAAACACGAACCATGTAATTGTGGTAAAAAGAAAAATAAAAAAAGCACTTCAAAGGTAGAGGTGCAAAATGATATTATCGAAGAAACAACTAAATCTATTTAATGACATAATAAGTCCTAATATACCAAATTTAAGTGTATTAGGATCAACTCAAAGTGGTAAGACATACGATATAACAGCAGCATTAATTCAATATGCAAAGAACCTAAAAGAATATGAAGATGAACAACGTAAGAACCCTGAATATATAAAACGTGATTATTATGGTGCAATTATAGGGTGGACTACTGATACATTAAAAGGAAATATCATAGAGCCATTAGAAAGCATACTCAAAAACGAATATCATTTTACCAATGGAAAAGAGTATATTCTAAAATATGGACAATATGACAAATATTTTGAAATATATGGCGTTAGGTTCTATTTTTTTGGTTTCAATACCAACCTATCATTTAACAAGATACTAGGTAGACCATTAATATTTGTATGGGTAGATGAAGCAGCAAGAATTTACACAAGTCCACAATTACGTGATAGTTTTGACGAGTTAATAGGAAGACAAATGTCTTATGCAGGACACCCATACTACAAACGAATAGATAGCTACAATGTAGAGGGTAGCCAAAACCACCCATACAAAAAGAAATACATAGATGAATACGAGTGGAAGAAATATGTGTTCTTTCCATTTGATAACCCTGTATTAGATACAGAAGACAAAATCAAAGCAGTACGTGAAATGTTCGCACCAGGTAGTTTAAGAAATCAAAAAGTATATAATAAATGGGTAGTAGCAGAGGGTAGAGTATTCAATGATATACCTTTGTTAGAAAACCTAGACAATTATATATTACGTGAAATAGGTATTGGTTGCGATTATGGTTCTGTAAATGCAACAACATTTAGTGCAATAGGACTAGCCATGCACAAAGATACAAGAGAGTGGAAACTTATTCTATTAGATAAATATTACCACGATCCAAAAGTAGAGGGAGATACACCAACAACAGAATACTATTCAAGTCAATTAAAAGATTTCATAATGTACTTGAAAAACAAATATGAGCGTATCCCTGTAAATACATTAGTTATAGATAGTGAAGCAGCACACTTTGACAATAGACTTACAGTTGATGGCATAAGACACGAACTAGCCAAAAAGAACAAAATAAGTGTAGATGAGAGTGTTCAATATATGCAAAGTTTATTCTATAAGAAATTCCTGATGGTATTACCAAGTAAACATATAAGGTATTTTATAAATGGACAAGCAGTATATGGAGGGCACGACATAGGACTTGAAGAATTAGAAAGTTATCACTATGACAAATTAAAGAGTGAAAAAGAGGGTATCAACTGTTATGTAAAAGATTTCGACCATTATTGTGATGGCAGTAGGTACATTATTATGGAGTTTATGCTATCAGGCAGAGCGCCAGTAATATAGGAGGAAAAATGTTTGAAATTTTTAATGGATACAAATTCATAAAAGACAAAAAGACAGGTTATTATTTAAGTGGAAATATAGATGGAAAAAGATATAGACTACATAGATATGTATGGGAATATTATAATGGAATTATTCCAAAAGGATATGATATACACCATAAGGATCATAATAAAGATAACAATAACATTGATAATCTGGAATTATTAACTAAAAAAGAACATATAGAAATACATAAACATTTAGATGAAAAATTAAAACAAAAATATAGAGATAATTTAATTATTAATGCAAGACCAAAGGCAATAGAGTGGCATAAATCAAAAGAAGGAAAAGAGTGGCATAAAAAACAATATTCTATTAGTCTAGGAAAAAGAACTGAAAAAGAATTTATTTGTAAAAATTGTGGCTGCACATTTTATAAAGTAGGTAATGGTAATAATAAGTTTTGTAGTAATAATTGTAAAATGCAATATAGAATTAAAAGTGGCATAGATAATGAAAAAAGGATATGTAAAAAATGTAGTAATGAATATGAAGTAAATAAATACTCTTACAGGAAATATTGCTATAATTGTGGGAGATAATATGATTATTAAATGTAAGAAAACAAAGAGATTTCTATGTGAGATAAATTATGATGAAATAATAGGACTACTTGCAGAATATGGAGTACAACTAGAAAGACCTTTAAGATTAGTTGTTCCATGCAAAAATTGTAAGACTAGTGAAGTATACGAAATATATAAAGACCATTACATTTTCAAAGAAAACAGGGGGTACTTGCAAAAATAATTTTTTGTAGTATCCTTATTTCAAGAAGTGCAAGTATTAGACCTTTTTAGGTGCTAATGGAAGCATAAGGTATAGGAAAACCTTATGTTTTTTTATTGGAGGTAAATATGAAGAAACATTGGAAACTATACTTGTACTATAATGGCATTTTAATTAAAAAGGTAAAGATAAGTGAGGAAGAAAAACCTAATCTAAATAGTTATGCAATAAGGGTATACTTCAAGCAACAACTTTTTAAAAACATTGTAGCAAGTATAGTAGTTCGACCTGTTCGATTATTGAAAACAGACGATAAGAAAAGAAAAACATATTGGGGAGTAACAATGGAAGTTGGAGAAACAATTTAGAAAGGAGTTAAGCTATGGAGGGCAAATTAAAACACTTTAACCCATTACAAGCACCTTACATAAAGATAGACGCAAAAGTAATACAACCAGGTGTAACAAATGGACAACCTAATATAAAATATGAAGACAAATATGTATTAGCACCATCAGCGAAGAAGATAGGCACATACATAAGAAACCAATTATTTGGTAGTGATCTATTAACACAAACTGATGGACTTAATATAAATTGGCTAACACCAACACTAGCAGAAGCATTAGAACTAGCAGTATATGAAAAAGAAAGTTTCATCTATATACACAAATTTGATAATAAAGTGTATTTAGAGTGTATTAAGAAATGCGACGTACACGATTTAGTACAAAGATTTGATAAAGTTTATAGTTGCACATTAAAACACGAATTTGAAACTGACAAAGCAAATTATGAATTAGACAGACACATTGAACTTAAAGATGGAAATACAATAATGACATTTACTGCTTTAAGACGTGATAAGAACACAAGCAAGTTTGAGGAAATTCCATTATCAATATTCAATAGTGTATTTGGTACTGATTACAAGAGAATATATAACCTACCTTATGAGGTAATAATCAACATTGATATTGGACAAGATTTTTTCAAAGATAGTACAAAGTTCCTTACAGAAGAAATGGAAGTATATAACACATTATGTAGTGAGGTACAAAAGACACAAACAAGAATTGCAACAACACAACATTATCAAAGCAGCGACATATATAGTCAATGGCGACCTGCTGAAAACTTATATGACGTAAAGACAATGAGTGTTAATGGTATGCAAGATTTCTTTACATTATTGCCAGGAGATAGAGAACACGCAGTATTTGAATTTTTACAGGGTAATTTAAGAGTGCAAGATTACATAGACACATTTAAGTTCTGTGATTACCAAATAATACAAATGGCAAATTTAAGTCCTGCAACATTTGGATATGAAAAAGACGCATATCAAAATGTAGCAAGTATAAATCTTAATGCTAATTTAACAGAAATGACTATTGAAGCAATTAAGAGGCAATTAGAACCACAAGTAAATCATTTAATAGAGAATATTATCAAATTACAAGATTTACTAGGAATAGAAGAAAATAGAATACCAGAGGACTTGGTTTGGGACTATGGAAATAATGAATTAATAGATGATAACAAGAAGATCACAACATTACAAGCAATACAAAGAACAATGAGTGTTCCATATTCAACAAGAGCAAAGATACTAGCACCAATTATAAATAAATTAATTGATGAAGATATTGACGCAGACATATTAAAAAATGAATATAACGAAGAAAGAAAAGATATTAAGATAGCTTATGAAGAATTCTAATGCTTATATAAATGAAAAAGTATTCAAGACTAATGAAAGATATGCAAAATTACAAAATAAAACAGAGGAGTTATTTTTCCAATGTTTAGATGAGGGTAGGGACTTGGAATACTTTTATAAAAAATTAGATGAAATATGGGGAAATATAGACCACTCATTTATAAGCGTAGAAATCAACGAATATGCTAATTTAATAGAACAGAATAATTTATATCTACTAGAAGAAAAAGAAGCCCCAAAAGGCTTAAAAGTAAGCCCTAAATTGCTTTTAGCATTAGGAACAGGAGTATTTATAGCAAATGAAGAAAGATTTGTAGAAATAATCAAAAAAAGATACAAAACTTATTATAATTCTCCTGAATATAAAAGAGATAAAGAAGAATACTTGAAAAATAAGATAACTACTTATGATAATCAAGTAATACCATATTTTAATGAATATGGAGAAGTTGTTAGATATGTGCAATTAAGTACATACCTAGCCATGAAATACAATACAGCTATGACACGTGCAGGGTGGGAAAGAACACTAGATGATGCAGAATACTTGGGATATACAAAGTTTTGGATACCACCACACAATTTCAGTTGTGAGCATTGTGTAGAATATCAGGGAAAGATACTTGAATTAAACGAAGTTATTGATTTTACAGAAGCAGAAGAACAAGAGGGAGATATACTACACCCTAATTGTAAATGTGAGTTATTAATTTATACACCTTTGACTAAACTAAAAAAACAAACATTATCAATGAGTGAGGTAGAAGAATATTACGACATAAGACAAAAAGTAAATTCATTAACACTAAAAAGAGAACGTATCTTAACAGATATAAAAATATGCAGGGAATTAGGTTTTTATGACAAAGTAGATAAACTTAATTCTCAAAGAAATAAGGTTAATTCTCAAATAAGGGAGTTAAAGAATAGTTTACCAACCGAAGAAATGAGGAAAAAGGTAGTTGCTATTAATAGATAGACCGAAATGTCTTTAAACTATTGCACTTCTAATTTGTCGACGTAGGAGGAAGAAAAAGATGGATATTTCAAAATATCTAACAAACAAAGAGTTACAACTCTCTAATGATGATTTTAATATCGAAAAGTTGGAAAAAGATTTAAGAAAAGGTTATGTACCAAGTGAAGAAGTTGAAACTGCAAGAGCAGAAGCATTGAAAGAAAGTACAGCTAATTATAGTGCACTTGAAGATAAGTACACTAAATTAGAAAAGTCTTACAATGACATAGAAGCACGTAATACAGAATTAACTAATCACACAAAAGATTTACAGTTACAAGTTGAAATGGTTTCAAAGGGTTTTAAAAAAGAGGATCTAGTAGAAGTTGCTAAACTTCGTTCAAGTTTATATGCTGATGAAGAAAATGACACAAAAGCATTAGACATGATAAAAGAAAGATATGGCAATACTTATTTTCCTAAAACACAAGTAGATATTCCAAACGAAACAACTTTCAACACAGGAGAAAGTAAACCAAAAGAAATAAACATAACAAGAAATACTAAATTAAGTGAATTAATAATTAAATAGGAGGAGAACAAATGAACTACACAGTAGATGGAGTGTACTCATTAGATTTACAAAGCGTAACTAAAAGAATTTATTATGCTTTACTATATAGAAGTACATTTTACAAATTTTTAAATGAAAGTTACATTGGAGAATTAAGAAATGCAGGTACTCCAATGATAGAAGTGTTAAAATCAAAAGACGCTTCAATTAATGTTAGAGAAACAAAGGAAATTGCAACTGCTCTAACACCAAGTTTATTAGGATACAATTCAGTAAAGGTTGACTTAACTGATTTACCTATGGACTATTCAATTAGAATTCCAATTCTAGTTTCAGGAAGCAATTTCACAAATACACTAGAAGACGCTATGGATAAGAAAGACGCTGCTGTTGCTGCTGCTATCGATACTTATGGTTTCGGTGTATTAGCTGACGAGGTAACACAAGCTGCTGCTTGGGCACCAAATGACGCTGCTGAATATATTTCAACTTTAAATGGTTTGAAAGCTACATTATTCAACAAAAATGTATATGATGATTATAGATTAGGTTTAGGTGCTACTGAATATGCTAATTTAGTAAGTGCTTTAACTTCAATTCTAAAATTCGAAACACTAGCAGGTGTTGAGGGTGTTGATAGAGGCGTTGTAGCAAATGCTTATGGCGTTGAAATCTTCCCAATTAATGACAATATGTTAGATGGAGTTATTGGATACTTCTTTAACCCAATTGCAGTTGTTGGAGATAGTTTCTTCGATAGCTTCGCACAATACCCAGGAAATTATCCAGGTTTCCCAGGATACTATGTAATGGAAGGAAATATTCTATTTGGTGCAAAAGTTGTTGAAGGCAACGCAATAATTAAATTACAAGAAACAGTTAGTGCTTAATTATAGGAGGTGGGAATATGAGATTATTCACACTTGCTGAATTTAGAACAAAATACAATGATGAATATAGAACATTAAATATTCCTGAATATAAAGTCGAAGAAGCAAGTGAGATGATATTCTCACAAATAGGTATGAGATATAGGGACAATAGTTGGGATACAACTAGCGTCCCTAAACCTATAAAAGAAGCTTGTATGGAACAATTAAGGTTTATGTTAGAACATGATATACCTTTTGTTGATAGCAACGATTTAAAAGCAGGTTCAATGCAAGCAAAATTAAATAGTGATTATTCTACACTAGCATTAAGAATATTAGGAAATAATGGTTATTTATATAGAGGAAATTCAATGGGACAAAATATGGGTTTAAATATTCCATTTGGGAGTTAATTATGTTTTTAGTTAATGGTATGAAATGTATTTTAAGACAATTCAACAGGACTGAAAATAATAACCCATATGATGACCAAAATTTCCAAGATAAACCTATAAAATGTTGTCCTTATGATATAGACCAAGCAATAAGTTTTGGTATTTACACAGTACCAGAAGCAACAGGTTATTATCAAATACCTAGATGGGTAGATATAAGAGAGGGCGACCAAATAATTTTCAAAACTAGAGATAGAGAAATCGTACATACAATAATAAAAGTTCAAGACGAGTGGATATTCAATAGGATTGAGAATTATATCGCAGCAGTCAAAAGACAATGATAGAAGAAGTAGAAATTAAATGGCAACCTGGTGCAATAGATAAGATAACAAAAATTTATCCTGATGAAGTTCTATTTGGTGTTGCTAGAAATACGTTAGATTTAACTATTCCAACAGTACCTGAAAAGACAGGAAAAATGAAAAGAAGCACAATGGCAGGTGGGGTAAGAGGTGGCAATGGTGAATATTATATTGGATCATACACTAATTATGCCAAATATCCATATACTATGGACAATGCCAAAACACATTGGACTACTCCTGGAACAAACTCATATTGGTTTAGAGAAATATTCCAAAAACATGGTAAAGCTATTCTATCAATGGTAATAGAGGAGAACAAATTAAAATGACAAGTGATGATATTAAGAAGAAAAATTTAATATTAATTGAATATTTACAAGACTTATATCCAAATTGGAAAATAAAAGCTGAATATTCTACAAATGACAATGATACAAATGTTATTGTTGTACAGGAACAAATGGGACAAAAAGTTGTCTTTTATGAAGACACCCCACCATTATTCAATTATTATTCAATACAAATATATGGGACTAGTATAAAAGAGTGTAAGGAAATGTCAGTTGAAATTGGAAGCTTAATAGGTAAAACAGATTTCTATTTTGAAGAAGATGGGGCATGGCAACTTATATTCCAACAATTCTCAAACCCACAAGCTATTGAATATTACGATATTCGTAGAGTAGGATATACTACGACTTTAAAATGTATAGTTAATCTATGCAATAAATTACAATAGGAGGAAATTTATGGAATTTTATGTTAATAATAGAGAAGTTATTAGAAACCTAGCTATTAATACAGGTACTTCATTAAACCCTAGTTATACACCTTTTTGTACAACTAGTGAAGTAAATCTAGCAATAGATGGGGAAGAAAAAGATTTCTTCGTATTCTGCGACGCTATTAAGCGTTCTGTATTAACAGGTGTTAAACTTACAATTAGTGCAACAGTAAAAATCGATATGAATAATACAGCTATAACAACTATGTTAGGAGATTTACAGGGACTAATTGAAGATGGTTCAATAGCACAATTTAATAATGTAGACGCACAATTCGAATTATTAGATGACGTTAGTGGAACTACATTAACATACGTTAAATATCAAGTGCCAACTGTTATGAAGATTACTTCATTAGGTGGTGCAGCAGAAGATGAGGGAGAATTTGAACTAGAACTTGTAATAAATGGAAAAGGAACAAAAGTAGCTTCTTCATAAAATAAAATATAAAAGGAGTAGGAGGTAAAACTCCACTCCTTATTTTAATATAAGGGAGGTGTATATATGAACGCAGGGGACGTAATCTTTAAGTTTAAGGGCGATACTAAAGACGTAGAAAAGAAAACAAAAGGTTTGAATACTGATTTAAAGAAAATTGCGTCAAGTGGTGCAAAAGTTTTAGGTGGAATTGCCACAGCAGCGACAACTGCCCTAGTTGGTATTACTACAAAAGCAGTTCAAATGCGTGGGGAAGTAGAACAACAAATTGGTGGTACAGAAGCAGTTTTCAAAGAATTTGCTAAAAATGTTCAAGAAGATAGCACAAAAGCATTTGACACAATGGGAATTAGTGCAAGTAATTATATGGCTTATATGAATAAAATGGGTTCATTAATGCAGGGTTCAGGAATTGAAGTTAAAAAATCAATGGAACTTTCTTCACAAGCTATGCAAAGAGCTGCTGACGTTGCGTCAATAATGGGAATTTCAGTTGATGACGCTATGACAGCAATAGCAGGTGCAGCAAAAGGGAACTTTACAATGATGGATAACTTGGGTGTTGCTATGAACGCTACGTCATTAAATGCTTATGCACTTGAAAAAGGTTTGAAAAAAACTTATGCAACAATGAGCCAGGGGGAAAAAGTAGAACTAGCTATGCAAATGTTTTTAGAAAAATCAGCTTATGCAGCAGGTAATTACGCTAAAGAAAACGACACTTTCGCAGGTTCATTAAATACATTAAAAGCAGCAGCACAAAACTTACTAGCAGGAACAGGTAGTGTAGACCAAGTAATGAGTGCTCTAACTAATTTTGGAAAAATACTAGTTGAAAACCTAAAAACAATATTACCACAAGTTGTTGAGGGTATAGTTGGTTTAATAAATGGAATAATTCCTTTGTTGCCTGACTTAATAAAAGCAATATTACCAAGTTTATTAAAAGGTATAGTTGACTTGACACTAGCAATAATTGAAATGCTTCCTGAACTTATAATGATGATAGCTGACGTTCTTCCTGATTTGCTTCCACAAATAGTTGACGCAATTTTATTAATAATACCTGAACTAGCCAAATACACACCACAATTCATTGAAGCAGGAATTAAATTGGTTGGTGCAATAGTAAAAGGAATTATATTGAGTATTGCAACTCTATTAAAAGGAATTGGAGAATTAGCAGCAAAAGGAATAGCAAAATTAAAAGAAAAATTTAGTGGTAAGAATATCCTAGAAATAGGTATTGAACTTGTTAAGGGACTATGGAACGGTATTAAAAATATGAACCAATGGATACTAGACAAAATAAAAGGTTTTGGTAAAGGCATATTAAAAGGAATTAAGAAAATTTTTGGCGTATCATCACCTAGTAAAGAGTTCGAAATTATTGGGCATTATAATATTCTTGGTCTTGAAGAAGGAATGAGAAAAGAAAGTCTTAAATTACAAGATGAATTTGATAGTATGTTCAATTTAAGTCCAAGTTTATATGGAACTTCAAGTTTAAATTTAAGTCCAAATATAACAGTAGTTAATAATGTTAATATGAAACAAGACGCATTAGGACAAATGGTTAATGACATTAAAACATTTAGTGGTGGTGCTAAAAATGATTATTCTTATGGTATGGGGGCGTAGATATGATACAAGTTTATATCAATAATGAAGAAGTAGTAAGTAATAAGGAATTCACTATTCATGAAGAACTACTTAATACTTCTTCAACCATACTTAATAATTGCTACCCTAAAACTTGGGAAACAACAAAAGATTATGTATCTAACTTTTATTATCCTAATGATTATTCAAATTGCGAAATTTATAACGGGGGTAATTTAATATTTGCAGGAGTAGTTAAGAATAGTGCTGAAATAAGTTTAAGACCAACAGAACCAAAATATTGCAGTTTGCAAATACTTGATTATAAGACATTATTAAGTGAGGGACAAACACTAGATTATGTTATTCCAGAGGGAACTATTGAAGACGCTATCGATAGTGTAATAAGTGCAATTTCAAGTTATGGCTTTCAAAAAGGTAATATTGTTTTAACAAATGGTACTGACATAATGGCTGCATATTCCACATTAGATAAAACACCTTATGACGTATTCCAATATATAGCAGAAATAAGTGGCTCTAAATGGTTTACACGTATGATAGATAAAACACATACTGCTATTGATTTTTATAGCCCTGAACTTATGAATAATGCCCAAGACATTGAATACAATACAACATATTTTGAAAACAACAATATAGTTGATATTAGCTTCAGTTATGGCACAAGAGATTATAGAAATAAGCAAGTTATAACAAGTGATGAGGTATTTAATGATATAGATACAATAGAAGCATTACGTGCTGATGGATCACAAAATACTTATGAATTACTACAAAAAGTAGCAACAATTAAAAGTATATATGTAAATGGCATAAAGCAAACAATAGGAACAGCAACTGACAAAGAAAATGGTGTATATGCTGATTTCTATTATTCATTTGGTACTAATCAAATAGAAAGTAATATAGTATTCCCTGCTAATACATTAATAACAATAACATATACAAGTTTAATAAAAGGAAGACAAGTTGTTGTTAATCAAGATGAAATAGATAGAATATCAACTCTAATTGAACGTAATGGAACAATAGCAAGATATGAAACAAGAAATGATACTAGCTCAAATAAAGCACTTGCTAAAATCGCTGATAGTTATATTAAATTCAAAGGAACACCTGAAATCAATTTAACAATAACAACACAAGATAATGATTTATTCGAAGTAGGACAACAAGCGTATTTTAATGCACCTATTGACGAATTAAAAACAAATTATATGGTTAAGTCAAAGGATATACAAATCACAAAAACAGGTAATGATGGAATAGTGTTCTATACATATATTTTAACAAGTAATTTTGACGCTGAAAAAGCAATTAACTTTTTTGATAACCAAAGAAGAAAAAGAGCAGGTAATATAGGAGAAGATGAATATATCACAAGAAATATAGATATTAATAGTAGAGCTTTAATAATATTTGACACATTAACAACAGAAGAAATCATACCTGTTGGAGATAACACATTAAATGCACCATTGAACGCACCATTTATTGAGTAGGAGGGATATATGACAAATGATTATAAAGAAAATTCATTACATTATTTAGTTGGAGATTTGCAACAACAAACAGGAATAAATACACCAACATTTAATATTCAAGAAATAGACAATGATTTACATACTGAAATATCAAATCTATATCCTATCTTGTTTTATTTTACATATATCCAAGCGTCAAATAATAAACACAATGATCTAAACATATCAATATTAGGTGCTTATGTTAATAATGATGGCTTTGTTCAGGGAATATTAGTTTTGTTAGATGAAAACAACAATATAATTCAAATAATAGACAAATGGAGTAATGGAGAACCAATACGAAATATAAATTGTATGAGTGTTGATGACAACGGCAACTATTATGCAGTTGAAAGAAACCCTGATACAGACGCTTTAAGAATATTAGAACTTAATAATATTGCTTTAAAATTAGATAGCCAAAGCGAGTATAGTGCAACAATTCTTAATTCTTATACAATTACAGGAGTTGATAGTGGAGTTAGAATTAATGCTATTAAAAGAAATGATAATGCAAGTAAATACTTCTTATTATATGAGAACACTTCAAACTATATATATGGAAAAGAACTAGACACAAGCAATAACACATGGACTACTTATAGTTCAACTTCAAGTTGGATAAATTCAGGTTATGACGTTTATACGTTTCTAAATAATAGTTTTAATGTATATTGGGATAATGACAATAATTTACATTTTCAAATAGCCACATATTCAAGTAATCAATTATCATTATTGACTAATGATGGAACTACTACAATGGCAAAAAGTTTAGTTTTTAGTAATAGTGTAGCAGGATATACATTTGATAATGGCGACTTTGTATTTTTGTCAAATGAGGTTGGATATTTAGCGTTGACATTAGACAATAGCACATATAATAAATATCAATTATTCAAAGTAAATGTATTAAATAATAGCCATAATAAGTTAATTGACACTAACGTTGATTATTATGGAAACAATACAAACTTTGTCTTAAAAGGTGGTAATACAATATTCTATACAGAATATACAAGTTTAGATGGAACAGATGATAATATTCAAGTTGATTTTGGACTTGTAGATGATATGACAATAACAAGTGAAACAATAGGAACAATGGCAGCAACAGATTTTAGATATTTCTATTGTATTCCTAATGTATATATAAACTATAATCAATTCAAAGTTTATTTACAGGGACAAAATACATTATTCATTAATACATTTAATTGGAACGAAAACGAATATAATGGAGAAGAATTTATAAGTTATGGTTCATTAGTACCACAAAAAGCGTCAATAATAGATGACAATAACACAGAAATATACAATAGAAACTTATTTACATTAACAAGTTATTTGAATTCATATACAGCAACTTTAAATGTACCACACGAATTATTAAATGGAATAACATTTGATAGAACTAATTTATATTCAAAGAATAATAATTTAATGATCCAAAACAATTTAACTACAACAAAAAATAAATTTGAAGAATTAAATATTAATTTCAACCAAACATTTGATATTGAAGATAATCAAAATAATAAAAATATAAATGCAAGTGCTAATTTAGTCAAATATATGCTAAATGAAAGCACTGATGGAATAATAACAAAAGCAAAAATAAATTATAAAGATAATACAAATAGAATAATAAGTGTATCAGTATGTGATAGCAATACTTATGACGCAAAACTAGAATTTGCAATTTATGTAGATAAAGCTATAAAAAATGTGGAATTATTAAGTGATGATGGAACTACAAGTTATCACACAATAAAATTAGATACATTAGAATTAAATAAGTATTACCTAGTAAAACAAAAGGTAAAAATTGAATAGGAGGAAATATGTCAAAAATAACATTTAATGACAAATCATATATTAATGAAAATGCAGATATTCCAGAGGTTAATAAAATTACTGACGCAAACATTAATGAAATTAAAAGCGTTGTAAATGACAATTATGATGAACATACTGACGCAATAGCTTTAATTAGTAATTGTATTATGGCTCAACCATCAACTTCAAAAACATTAAGTACAACAAACTATGAAAAAGTCCCACTAGAAACAGCAACAACTGTTGGAACTAAATTGACACTAGACAACGTAAATAAATGTGTTTCTGTTGGTGCAGGTGTTAGCAAAGTTATGATAAGTGGAAATATATTGTTTTCAACAGGTGGAACTAGCTCAACACGTAGAGGCTTATCACTATATAAAAATGGAACACAAATTATGTACAACTCAATAAAAGGAGATACAACTTATACAGGTTGTTCAATAGCACCTTATATAATTGACGTGCAAGAAAATGACACATTGGAATTATGGGCAATTAATCAGGGTGCGACAGGTTCAGTTATAGCAAATTCAGGGACATGGCTAACAGTAAGGGTGGTGCAATAATGTTAGAATTTTTAAAAACATATTGGACACAAATTATATTCATAGTTGGTGCTATTATTGGTTTTGTAAAACTAGAAATAGCATATCGTGAGGGTACTAAATGTTCATTAAGAAATGATATTTTACAAATCTATAATCAATATAGAAATCAAAAGGAAATTCCATTATATGATTTTGAAGCAATTTCATTAAGTTATGGTTTATATAAAAAATATAAGGGTAATTCGTTTGTGGATAGTATATGGAACGAAACACAAACTTGGAAAAAGTTATAGGAGGTATTTATGAAAGATATTCATGTAAAAATTAATAAAAATGGCACAGTTGATTTTGAAAATGGCTATGCAGGACTAAATAAAGAAAACTTGCAGGGTAATATCTATTTTGAATTTGAAGAATTTGTCGAGGGACAGGCAAGAGCTGAAATAGTAGTTAATAATCAAAGTGGTTATATTCTTTTAGATCAAACTAACCAAACATATTATTTACCTATCAAGTCAAGTTTGCTTACAGGCGATGATATTTTAATGCAATTAGTAATAGACCAAGAAGCAACATATCATAAAACCACTGATACTGAAATCGACAATAATAAAACATACTATATTCAAGTGGGCGACCAATACGAAGTAGTAGAACACCCACAAAAACAAGATTTAGGAAATTACTATGAAGCAGAAATTCCTGTTTGGAAAAGTGAAACTTTCTTATTTGACGTAGGATATTCAATTAATGCTACTACAACTATTCCTGATGATTACCCTGGTTGGGTAGAAACTATCAATGAATTAATTATCCAAACAAATGACGCTATCACACAAGCTGAAAATGTAAATATTGAAAGTGAACAATTAACTGATGGTGTTAAAGTAATTACTACAAATAAAAATGGACAACAAACAATAACAATAGTACCACAGGGACCACAGGGAGAACCTGGTGCACCTGGCGCTGTAAAAGTAATAGTAGTTGATGAACTACCAACAACTGATATTGAAACAGACGCTATCTACCTAGTACCAAGTTCAACACCAGGAAGCCAAAATACATATGATGAATATATGTATATCTATAATCAATGGGAAAAATTAGGTGGTAATTTAGTAATTGACCTAACAAACTATGTACAATTTACTGATTATCCTGGATATTCAAAAGGTGGAGTAATAAAAATTAGTCCAACTGATTATGCATTAGGTGTATATAATGGTTATTTATACCCAATAACACAAACATATGCCCAATACCAAGCAAAAGCAAATGATAGTGTTGTATCAAAAGGTACATTAGAAAATGTAATAACAGGAAAAGGTTTAATTACTAGAAGTGATTTTGGTAGTGGTTCTCAAGCAGGAACAGTTAAAGCAAATACTGATTATGGAACTGCAATAAATAGCAATTTAGGTGAATTATATGCACAAACAAAGACATATGCACAATATGAGAGTTTATCTAATTTCTTATTTATAAGCAAAGGAACATTAGATAATGTATTAACTGAAAAGATAGGAAACATACAAACTTTACTTGACAACCTAGATAGTGGAAGTGGGGTATAATATATGGCAATAGCAGACACAATAACAAGTATGCAAAATCATACTTCAAATGCTTATAACACACTTGCCTATGCAACTGACTTAACAGGTGTGAATAAAAACCTAGCAAATTTAAAACAATGTATATTTGATAGTTTAATCAATACAATGAGTGATACACTAAACCCTACTTGGAATAACCTACCTAAAATAACAACAACAGCAGGAACTAGCCAAAGCATAAATAACACAATAGAAGCACCTATGAGGGTTCAATTAAATGCAAGTGAATTAAGCCAAAGTGGAACACCAACACCATCTTCCCCACAAGACATACATAGTATAAGTGGAAATAATACAATAAATGTATGTGGTAAAAATATAATTAGTAATATTGATATTTATGCAGGTTATCCTTATGCAAGTGATGGACAAACATTAACATATTATGCAAGTGTTAAAACAAATACTTACAAAAAATGTTGTTATGTATATGCAGGGGAAACTTATACATTGAGTTGGAAAATTAATACACCAAACACAATAGGACCTAGAGATATAAAAATATGTAATGAAAATGAAGTACAGTTAGAAAATATACAATACTCAAATGCAGGTAATAATAGAACTGTATCATTTACACCAACACATAGTGGTTGGGTGTATGCATCATTAGATGCAAATGCTACTGAATTACAAATTGAGGTTGGTTCAGCCACAACATATCAAGCATACAATGGAAAAGATTATGAGGTAAATTTGAGCAATAATAATCTATTTGATAAAAACAATGCAAATATTTTAAATGCTTCATTTTCAAATGCAAATATAACTTCATCATCAAATGCAAAAACATTATATGTTCCTATTACAGGTGGAAAATCTTATATAATAAATAAAATACAAAGTGAAAGATTTAGAGTAGGTACAACACAAAATATTCCTGCAATAAATGGAACTATAATTGATTATATAGAAAATACCACTGCAACAAGCATACTAATATTAACTAGCAAAAATGCAAATTATTTGGTAGTTTATTATTTCTTAAATGGTACTGACACATTAACTGAACAAACAATATTAAATAGCATATCAATATATGATTTATCTACTTATAATTCACTTTTACCTATTGAGTATGGTTCAATAAGCACCTATGAAGATAAGTTTATAAGAAATAGTGGAAAGAATTTGTTTGATATAAGTAAATTAATAGTACCAAGAACAAGTAGAGGTATAAAAATTACTTCAAATGATAATATAACATTAACATTAGATGGACTATGTAATCAAAATAATTTATATTTTACTGCTGATGATAATAACAAAATCTTACTAAAAGCAGGAACTTATATTTTTTCTTCTAATTCATCAATGAGTATTCAACTACAATGCAAAAAAGCAATAAGTGGAACTACATTTAACATAAACAAAGGAACAGCAGTAACATTAGATGAAGATAGTTATATTTTTAATGGAATGTTCTTTACAACAAATGGAACTAATTATAATGAAACAATATGGCTACAATTAGAACAAAATAATAGTGCTACAAGTTTCGAACCTTATGGCTCTAATCAATGGTACATAAAAAAGAATATAGGTAAAGTAGTATTAGATGGAAGTGAAAATTGGGCAACAGGTGGAAACGGAACATTTTTTAGATATGACAATGATACTTTCCCATTGACATCATCAGGAAGTGCAACTGTATCTTTATCAAATTACTATTCAGCGTATGATTACAACAGCATATACAATGGTAGTCCTGATTATGCTTTTGGTTTTGCTCAAAATGTTCATAGGCTTGCATTAAGAAACAAAGATTGTGCTGATACAACAGCATTAACGGCGTGGCTTTCAACACACAATACAATAGTTTACTATCCACTAGCAACACCAACATATACTTTAATAACAGGAACACTAGCAGAACAATTAGAGAATATATACAATGCTTATTCAAAAGATGGTATGACAAATTTAAGCCAAATAAACAATGACTTGCCATTTATTTTAGATACAGGGGTTTTGGAAAATATAGGAGGATAATATGAAAGAAAAAATTAAAAAAATATCAAAATACGCAGTTAATATTTTGGCTATGATAAATGCTTTAATCATAGGTTTAAGTCCAATTTGGAATTGGAATTTAGACAAAATAACAGATAGTATTGCTATTATAATAGGTGTTTTAGGTTTATACCTAGTAGGTGGCAAAATATTTGAAGCTGAATATCACGAAAGCGTAGATGAAGAACATGGAGAATAGTTTATTAACCATAAAACAACGCCAAACTTATTTCAAACTATTAGGACTTTATACAAAAAAAATAGATGGTGTTAATGGAAATGGTACTAAAAAGGCAACTGAATACTTTAATACAATATTCCTTAATGTTAAGTCAAACAAATATACTTATTCAACTGATAGTAAATTGAGGGGTGTTGTAGCGATCTACAAGAATTCTCAATATATGACAGACAAATCATGGGCATTATTCCCAAATTTCAAAGCAAAAGAATTTCATTGTACTTGTAATGGTAAATATTGTGATGGCTACAATGGAAGAAAAGACAAATGCCCATTTAAGTTAATAATGGTTGCTCAATATTTAAGAAATTATTATAACCAACCTGTATATATTAGTTCTTCTGTTCGCTGTAAGACTAGAAATAAACAAGTTGGAGGCATAAATAATTCAAAGCATTTGACTTTTTCTGCGTTAGACGAAAAAGTAAAAGGCAAAAAAGCAAGTGAAGTAGTAAAACTATTAAAGAAAATGCCATTAGTAAAATATACTTATGCAATAGACACATATTACTTTCATTTCAATTTGTAGTTCTTGCAATTAATTTATATTGTGGTATAATTATTAGTGAAAGAACTTTTCTTTCAAAGGACTACAAGCCATTAGGCACACTACTTTAATAGTAGTGTTGAGTAGATTAAGTTATACATTGGGCGAAAAATGTATGTAAAATAAAGCCATTTCTTCATCTATTCAATACTGCTATTAATTAGCAGTGAGTGAGTACAAGCACTCAAAAGAAAAGGCACTTAATTATAAGTGCTTTTTTATTTGATGAAAAATAATATCATTGGAAAATATAAAACTAAACCAATGTATTTTTTTATGTATTTAATTATTTTACGTTTTACGTGATTACGTTTGATTTGTTTGTCTAGTTTTATTCTGTATTCTCTAAATGGATAGTATTTGTTATCAAGCAAGTAATGAATATCTACAATGATCCAACCCATAGAGGTAGTTTCCCCTAATTTGTAATGTGGTAGAGTATTCCTAATACGTTCTATTATTTCCCCATTTTGTCTTTGATAAAAAACTTTATACATTTTGCACCCCCTTTGTAAGAGTGAAATTATAAAGTAGGATAGGGGAAATGTCAAATATAATTTTTATGAAAGATGGATAGAAAGTCAATATCAGGATAAACCTCATTGAACTTTTTTTGGCAAATTTGCTTTAATATTATGTCAACTTCCTTATTAAAATGAACACCATTATTACCAACATGGCAGTTATGACAGAGTGGGGCAACACAACCCCATTTCATAGAATTAACTCTATTTTTACCATAGTAGATTTCGTGTAAATGTTCTTTTGGACGTCCACATAAAAAGCATTTAGTTAAGTCTTTTGTCAAAATTGAAAAACGCATACGTTCTAAACGTGTAATTTTGCTCATTTTTTATACACCTCATTTTTATAAGTTTTAAGACATTTTTATTAATTTTAATATAAATATACTAGTTTGATAAAAACTCTTAAATATGGGCTTAATTTTATGCTCTAATTTGATATTTGCTATATAATATAAAACAATAGTTTGTATTTTGAATATTTTTTAAATTTTAGTGTAAAGTATGCACAAAGGTATTGCAATTTAATTTTTTATATGGTAAGATGAATACGTAATTAAGAAAATTAGGTTATTTGATTTTAATTTTATTGCTTGTACTTACTTCCTATAATTTATGTTATGGTTATTGTGAACTTCCAATAATATATATTATGACTAATAAGACAGGTAATAAAATACCTGTTTTTTTATTTACTCAAAAGGGGGTGCAAAAATGTATCAGGAAATATTAAGCCAAATGACAAAACACAAAGAAACACAACAAGATTTAGCAAATGTACTCAACATAGATCGTTCACAAGTTAGTAGAAAAGTATTTGGAAAATGTCCCTGGCGTATGAACGAAATCAAGCTCTTATGTAAACATTATAACATAAAGTTTGAAAAATTGTTTAGAAAGGAGGAGTGAGTATGTTCTGGAAAATTAAATGGGAAAACATAATAGTATTAATGTTATTCGTAACAACAATTAGGTGTTGGTTCTTCTATATGGAATTTGTAGAAGATACAAGAGCACTAGCAATAGCTATTGTTCCAACTATTATGTTATTAGTCGTGTTAATTAGCTATGACACAATAAAAGCATTTAGACAAGAAGTTATCAAAATGCAATAAAAAAGAAAAGACTTGGCTAAAATCTTTTCATAAATATTGTATCAATTTATGAAGAAAAAATCAATTAGGGGGTTAAAAAAGAAAGGAATTATTATGGAAACAAATTTAACCCAATGCGACACAATTTTAAGAGCATTATTAATCAATAAAGAAAAAGATAATTGGACAGCAAAAGAATTTCAAAATGGAGAATATTTTGTTGGATATGAAGCAACAGCACGTATGAGTGAACTTGCTAATAAATACCCTACATTAATCAAAGTTGGTAAAGATGGGAGATTTAGAACTTTATCTATTAATTGGGATAATGAAGAAGAAATAAAAAGGGAAAAAGAAAGATTAGGTATTAACTATGAAAGAGTTAGATAGAATATATAAAAAAATCAAAAATGAAAATGATGATTTTGAACAAAATGTAGAAAATGGTGATATCTATATAGCAGATTATATTATTTTAGATAAAAGATTATCTTCAAAAGAAATGATATATTTAGCTTCTTATTATTGCAATAATAAAAATTTAGAATTAACAGATGAAACTTCTAATTTAAGTAATATAAAATTAAAACAAGTAAAAAAACATTTATATGAATTAGGTTATTTAAAAAACAAAAAAATAGATGTTGAAAAATTAAAAGAAGAAACAATAAAAAAATCACACAAAGGCAAAAAATGTGAATGGTGTCAAAAAGAGTGTTACATATTACATGAGCATCATTTCCCAATACCTTTTAAAGAAGGTGGGGAAGAAGTTGTAAAAATATGTCCTAATTGTCATTATACATACCATTTATTAGAAAGTAAAAAATATGAATAATGGTTATGCTTTTTGCTCAAATAGGTGGGCATTAGATAAAGATATAAAAACAGAATTAGGGTTATTGATTATAATTTCAAGCTTATGTGCAGAAAAAGGTTATTGTTTTGCTAGTAATAAGTATTTAGGAGATATATTTGGACTTCCTGAAAATACAATATCAATTAAAATTAAAAAATTAGAAGAAAAAGGATATATAAAAGTTGAATATGAAAAAAGGGGTTGGGAAATAACAAAAAGATATATTCGAATTGAAAATTTTCAAATGGACGATTTGAAAAAAATCAAACAGACTATATTAGAAAATTCAAAAGATAATAATACAAGTATTAATAATATAAAAGAAAATATTATTATAAATAATAATATAAAAGAAAAGTTTTTTGAAAATCAAAAAATTAATGATTTATTTATTGAATTTTTACAACAAAGAAAAAAACTAAAAGCTATTAATAGTGAACGTGCTATTAAGCAATTAGTAGATAAATTAAATCAGTATGACGATCTAACAAAAGAACAAATGATAGAAGAAAGTATAGTTAATAGTTGGAAAGGTGTATTCCCAATTAAGAAAAATAATATCAAGAAAGATGAGTGGTGGAAAAAATATGAAAATTGAAACATATAAACAATTATGTGCTAATTTCAACAAAGAACCTATCGAAGAATTATTTACTTTATGGTGTGAAGCTCTTAAAGATTATGACACATACTATATAGAATTAGCATTAAAAAACATTATTACAAATGATAGGTATTTCCCTACATTAAACAGAATAATTGAAGAATTAAGAAATATGCCATGTATTGAAATACCTGAAAATGAAAAAATAAAACGTATGAAAGCAAAAAGTGTTGTTCCTAATTGGTTAGGAAAAAACATAACTTCTAATGAGGGGGAAGAAGACGAGGAATTCAAAACTTTCATTGAGGAGTTTAGAAAATGCACTATTGGTTAAGTTATAGAGAAGAACAATTACTATATGAACAAAAACAAAAATATAGAGTGAAATGTAAATGTGGGCATACGAACACTATATTAAACCCAAGAGGTTATAAGTTATGTTCGTGGTGTCGTAATCTCGTATTCTTAAACCCAAAAATTGAGTTTGAATACAGATTAAAACAAGAAACTATGAAAGAAAAGAGGAAATTAAAATGAAAGAAGAAAAGAAAGAAATTAAGAAAATTAATTTATATGAAAAAATCACAAATATTAAAAGTGATTTCTTAAAAGAAAATGTAAAAAAATCAGGAAGAAACAAATTTGCAAATTACACATATTATGAACTTGCAGATATAACACCTGTGTTAATTGAATTATGTAAGAAATATAAGGTTTTTACAAAAATTAGTTATACAAAAGAATTAGCAACATTGGAAATTGTAAATATTGAAAACTTAAATGAAAGAGAAACATATACAAGTCCAATGGAAGAATTAGAATTAAAAGGTTGTAATAAAATACAGGGTTTAGGTGGTGTTGAAACGTATCAACGTAGATATTTATATTTGAGTGCTTTTGACATTATAGAGAACGATATGTTTGACGCAGTAGTCAATGATGATAAACCTGAAGTTGATCCAAAAGAATATGCACAAGTAATCAATGAATTCAATAAGCTATCAATAGAAACTGAAACTGATTTTGATGGAATATGTGATTACTTTAAAGTTAAAACTACAAGTGATATGACTATCGAACAATTAAAAGAAGCAATAGCAATTATGCAAAAAAAGAAAGAAAAGAAAGAGGAAAAATAATGGAAACATATTTTAGTACAGTATTAGAAATCACACAAATAAATCAAGAAAAATACGATTTATTAATTGAATTTCTAGAAGATAACAATATCAACTATGACACAACAGATTTTGAAGAATACACAATAGACACAAGAAGTGATAGTGAAAAATATGATGACTGGCTATGGACACTTGCAGATGAAAGACATGACGAAACGAGTGTTGGAAATGATAGGTAAGCCACAAGAATTAGTCCAATACCTATTTAGCCAAGATAGAGAAAAATTATTTGAGGTTAAGGAATTCAAAGAACATAGAACTTTAACCCAAAACTCTTATTTATGGCGTTTAATAAATGAAATAGCAAATAAGGTTAATAAGACAAAAGAAGAAGTATATTTGCAAATGCTAAAAGATTATGGGCAAAGTGAAATAGTAAGTATGCTTTCTTCTATTAACCCAAAAGGTTATTTCAAATATTTTGAAGAAATAGGAACAGGAATTGTAAATGGTAAGGAATTCACACATTACAAAATATTCAAAGGTTCAAGTGAAATGACAACTATTGAAATGAAGATACTGTTAGATGGCGTAATTGTAGAGTGTGAGAACCTAGACATACCAACATTAACATATAGTCAAATAGAAAAAATGAAATTGAATTAGGAGAGATTATGAATAAATTTATTGGAACAGGTAGAAACACCAAAGATGGAGAATTTAGAACAAGTGAAAGTGGAATAGCAATATATAACAATACACTTGCTATGACAAATAATTTTAAAAACAAAGAGGGGAATTATGACAGTGAGTTTATAAACTATGTTGCTTATAGACAAACTGCTGAATTTCTAAATAAATATTCTAAAAAAGGAACATTAATTGAAATTGAGGGAAGAATAACAACTAGAACTTATGACAGACAAGATGGAAAAAAAGGGTACATAACTGAAATATCAGTAGAAAATGCAAGTATTCTTGAAAAGAAAAAAGAAGAAAAACAAGAAGAACCACAAGTAGTTAATGAATTTAGTCTAAATACAAAAACAACTTATGATAATGAAAATACAGACATTAGACTAGAAGATAAAGATTTACCCTTTTAGTATAAATCAAAAGCTCAACACCAAATTTACTCATATAAAAACCCCCTTTCGACTACTTAACACCTATTTTTAGAGCTTTTGGTAGGTGTTAGGTAATTATGGAGATCACATGAGAGAAGAAAAAATATTAAAACATTTAGGTTTAATCTATAAAGTAATGAACGACATACATTGTGATAAAGAAAATCAAGAAGATTATTATTTTGCAGGTTTAGTTGGTTTAATCAATGGTATTGATAATTACAACAAAGATAAAGCAAAAGAAAGCACGTTCTATTATTATTGCATTAAATATGCAATTATATGTGAATTCAAGAATAAAAAAATTAAAACAATATCATTAAATGAACCAATAGACAATATAGAATTACAAGACTTAATTCCAAGTAATATTGACATAGAACAGGAACTAATTAAACGTGAGCAATTAAAAGCAATATATAACGCTATAAATAAACTCAAAAATAGTCTAAATAAGACATATTTCTGTGAATATTATGGAATTAATCAAGAACCTAAAAACATTGTTCAAATTGCCTTAAAACATGGTATAACGTGTGCAGCAGTAAGTAGAGGAATACAAAGAGCGAAGATGAACATAAGAAAGATTATTAAGGAGTATTTATGAAATTAATAGAAAAATTAAAAATTAAATATAACCAAAGTTTATTAAGTAAGAACTTAAAACTAAAACAAAAAATCAAAGGTTTAGAACTAGACAAGACAAACTTAATAAAAGAAAAACAAGAATTATATAACTTAATAGACGTACAACAAAGTCAATACAGAGAATTAGATATAAAATTACGCAATATAAGAAATATGTTAAAAAATAATGAATTATTTAATGTATTAGAGGAGATTATAAAGTGAAAATGTATGCATTGTATCATGGAGATACAATTCTAACAATAGGCACAAAATTAGAATTAGCCAAATATTTAGGTGTTAAAGAAAGAACAATTAATTTTTATATGACACCAACTTATAAAAAAAGGAATAAAAATGGGTATTTGGTTATTAGAATTGAGGAATAATGAACACATTATATGAAAGAGAAAAACTAATTAATAAAGATCACGTTGCTACTCCAAGATGGGTTGTAGAAAATATATATAACTTAATAAACATTAAATCATTTAATAATATTTGGTTTCCATTTAACAATTATGATAGCCATTTTAAATTATACGCAGATGAATTGAAACTGAAATATAAAGCAACGCATATATTTGATGATTTAGGAAATGACTTTTTTAAAACAGAACCACCTAAAAATTGTGAATTATTAATTAGTAACCCACCATTTAGCCAACAAAATGAAATCATAAAAAGAACATTTGAGTTGGTTGATGATGGAAAAATAAAATCATTTTGTTTATTATTGCCACTTGCAACATTAGAAACGCCAACAAGAGCCGAAATGTATGAGAGATATGTAGATAAAATATCAATTTTAATATTTAAAAAAAGAATAAAATTTTTAAATACGAAAGGCAGTTTTAACAAAGGGTGCTGTTGGATATGTTATAACATACCAAGTTTAACTCAAAGGATCTATTGGATATAAAGGAGAAGAAAAAATGAAAAGGATAACAAAATTAATATTAATATTATGTTTTTTGCTATTACCATTAAACGTAAATGCAAAAACATATACTAAAAAACAATGTAAGCAATATGCTTATCAGCAAGTTATAAAAAATGGTTGGACAACTGTTGACTATAACAACCTAGTCAAGTTATGGCAAAAGGAAAGTAGTTGGAATGCCAAAGCTAGAAATAAAAAAAGTGGTGCTTGTGGCATACCACAGGCAAATCCATGTTCTAAAATGAAAAAGTATGGAAAAGATTATAAAACAAATTGTAAGGTGCAGATTA